CGAACTTGTCCAATAGTTTGGACGAAACAAATACAGAACTTAATAATAGTGTTACAAATATAAACGCATCAATTACGAACTTGTCCAATAGTTTGGACGAAACAAATACAGAACTTAATAATAATATTACAAATATAAACGCATCAATTACAAATATATCATCATTAATATCAATTCTAAACATTACAAGTACAGGAATTAATCTATCAGGAAAAAATATTGATAATGTAGACACAATCCAAACTATTTCAATATTAGATTTATCAGATTCAACCGGTACTATAGGACAAGTACTAAGTAAAAATGAATATAATGATATGGTTTGGAAAACATTACCACCTGTAATTACACCTACACTTGCTCAAGTATTAACATCTGGCTCAATCGCAAATAAAACAATTAATATGAACGGACACGATATATCGGGTTGTTTCAATTTAAATGTAGCAAATATTATTACAGATACAACAATTAATGTAAATGGGCAAGTTATATTTGATACTCCACCACACGTACCCAACCCACTTTTTGGTAATGATGTTGCTTCAAAAGGATATGTAGACAGTCTAGTAGGACAATATAGTGGTGGTTTGAATATGTTTTTAAACCAATCACAACCAAGTTATAATGTAAGCGACCGTGTATTATCGTTAGAAGTATCATCATCTAGTCAACAAAATGTTTCAAAAACTAGTTCAAATACAAATAGTTTATCGCCCATATTAATTAGTACATTTGTTTCAAATGAATTGGGTATTACTATAATTCCTGCAGGAATATGGAATGCTACTATTTATGGAACAACCGACCACATAAATACAGCCGCATACTATTTTTATAAATTGTATACGAGAGATGTAAATGAAATTGAGACATTAGTATCTATAAGTAGTGATAGTTCGGTTATTAATTCTGAAACATATGTCGGGACTTATCATTGTAATGCTACAATTGAAATGCCAATAACAATTAATTTAACTGATAGAATTGTAATTTATTTATATTTTAAAAAGGAAGGAGTTGAAGACGCAACTACGATAACCACTTATTTTGAAAATTCATATTATTCATTCGTTCAGTCGTCACTTAATTCAGGCACAACTTTATTATCTTCAAATAATAATTGGATTGGAACAAATAATTTTGAACTTGATATTACAACCCCAAGTATAAACGCACCATCTATAAAAGTAGAGACGATTGATATTAGTGGGTCAACACTTAATGTAGGAACTACAGGAAAATCAATTCATTTAAATGGAAATATAGATATCCCAACTTTATTAACATTTAATAGTGGTAATTATACATTATATGGAGGTTCTACTCATATAACAACTGATGTTTCATATAACATTGGAGAAAATGTAACAAATCCAAACATAAAATTTATTATGTTTATGACGGGAATTCAACCAAATCAAACCATAACATTACCATTAGCAAAAAATGGTAATTATATATATTTAGTAAATCAGTCATATTATACTTGGACAATACAAACAACATCAAGCGACCAAATAATAGGCGGTCTGTGTGGTATAGGAACAAGTTCTTTTATATTACAATCAAACAAAGTAGTATCTTTATCACAAATAACGGGGTTTCACGTATGGGAAAGTGAAACTATATCACATACAACAAATGAAATGTTAAAATTAGTTACGGGAAATATAGACGCGAGTTCAACCGAATTAACAATTGGAGGAGCTACTGCTACTTCGCTTGTATTAGGCAAAACAAATCAAACTACAAACATACTTGGAAATTTTCAAGTAAACAGTAGTGCCGGTTCAAATGGTCAAGTATTAACTAGTGATGGCACACTCGCAAGCTGGCAAAATATTATAACTGGATGGATTGGTACAGCAACGAGCAATCTTTATATGGGTTCTTTTAATATTAGTGCGACAAACGTGGATTCGCCAGACACACTTACACTTGGAGGAACAAATGCGACAAGAACCATAGTTGGACGAACAGGAAATACATCTACGAATATTGTTGGAACTGCTATTGATGTGATTGGTCGAACAACCATTACTGGTGCGACCATTATTAATGGTACAACCCATCTTTTTTCAACTTTAAACGTAAGTGGACTTACTAATATGGCAGGAACTCTAACAGTTGGAAGCGCAAATATAAATTTGTTACAAAGTGCTGAAACGGCAACAGTTGGTATATATACAGGTAGTAATGGAACTGCTAATATTTTAACAAGTGTTGACAGAACAGCAAGGACAAGTATGCTTACTGGTGCTGGTGTAAATAATTTTAATTTGGGTGGAGCCAATATGACCGCAAATTTTAGTGCGCATTCTATGAACTTTCAAGCAGCAACAAACAACTTTTCAACTAAAATTAATGCTCCTGGTTTGGATTCAACAATACTTTCAATAGGAGGAACAAACGCATCTTTTATTACAATAGGTAATACAACCACTAATACTAGTGTGTTAGGTATATTAAATATTAACTCATTACAAATAAATGGTTCATCTGGAACTAATGGACAAGTACTTACAACAAATAATGGTAATATTTTTTGGGGAAATTTAACAATTGGACCCACAGGAGAAACTGGAGCTGGAATAACAGGAGCAACAGGAGAAACGGGTATTACTGGTGTAATCGGATTAACAGGTGAAACAGGACCAAGTGGTGTAATCGGATTAACTGGACCAACTGGAGCTCAAGGTATAACTGGAGAAACTGGAATAACAGGAACAACTGGAGCTCAAGGTATAACTGGTTCACAAGGTGTAATCGGATTAACAGGTGAAACAGGAGCACAAGGTATAACTGGAGCACAAGGATTATTTGGAATAACTGGAGCACAAGGTATAACTGGAGCACAAGGACCAAGTGGAATAACCGGTGAAACAGGTGTGGGTCTAACAGGAGCACAAGGCGTAACAGGAGCACAAGGCGTAACAGGAGCACAAGGCGTATCTGGTGTAACTGGAGGACAAGGCGTAACTGGTGTAACAGGACCAAGTGGAACAGGGACAGGAGGTTGGGTTGAAACAGCAACAAGCAATCTTAATATGTCGATTTATTCAATAGATTCTTCGTCAAACAATTTGTCGCTGGGTACACTTACAAGCACGGGAATAACAATTGGAAAGTCTGGCGCTACTACAAATATACAAGGAAACTTACAAATTAACGGTTCTCCTGGGACGAGTGGTTTAGTTCTTATGAGTGCTGGTCCAGGTAATCCTACTGCGTGGGGTAATAATTGGTCGGGGACTGCTACGGGAAATTTAAATATGTTTAATTATTCGATTAATAATGTTTCAAGCATAGATACTTCAACAGTTCTTTCTTTGGGAACAACTAATCAAACTGGATTAAGAATTGGACGAGCAAATCAAACTACAAACATACAAGGGAACTTACAAATCTCTGGGAATGCTGGATTGAGTGGACAATATTTACAAAGCAACGGAGTTGGTACTGTCCCAACTTGGGTAAGTGCTGGCGGAGGTTCTGGTTGGGTACAAACTGCTGAAACAAATCTTAATATGTCATCATACGCGATTACGAATTGTGTTAATTTGGCTGCTACTGGATTAGTCACTATTGGTGGTAATGTTTTATCTGGAAAAACTTATATTACAACTGTTTCTCCTTTTGTTTCTGCAACTCTAGATTGGAGTATTGCGAATATAGATTATATATATTGGGCACAAACGGTGGTACTTCAGTCTCAAATACTAATTATTCCTGCTACTAATTTAGTTGTTGGTCAAAAATTTACAATACGAAATGAAAGCGGGAACATTCCTATTAATGTTAATTGTGGCTCTGGTGGGTTTATATATAGAGCAGGAACAGCAGCAAGCCCAGTAGCCGTAATTGGTGCAAGAGCATCAGTTGTAATGGTTTGTGCGGATAATACAGATGGTGCTCAAAGGTGGTTAGTTACTTCTACTTCTTAAACATAGATTATCACTGTAATATATTATAAAATTAATATTATAATTAATAAAACAACAAATATATACACATAATATATATGCCGAGTTCAAATGAAGAAAATAATCGGCCAAAATTATTAGTTAGTACAGATGTTGTATTAAAACAACGTTCTTTAAAAGCAAAAGAAAAACCGCGTTTAACGCAAAACGAATTAGAATTATTTGGTAATTCTGAAAAATTAAAAGGGTGGTGTCAATCCCCCAAACATCGTAATAGTGTCAATTGTAGAGTAGCAAATATGCAAGCTTCATTAAACACTCAAACCGAAGAAATAGTAGAAATAAAAAAGATGATGCGGGCTATGTTACCAGCAATTAAAGAAATAAGAGATACAGGAGAAGGAGGGAGAGAAGATATGTCCGTTATCAGAGATACAGTAATTAAAGGAGCGGAAGAAGTGAAAACCCTATTATTAAGGCGTTTACCCGAAGTAAGACCAGACTCATATAGCCACTACATATTATTATATTATAAAACATTGTACACATTATTTAGACTCGGATGTCAATTAATATGGAGTTTACAAACATCTGTTGGCTCAGTACTATCCGCAATACCTATTGTAGGTTGGCTCTTAATGTTATGTTTATATCTATGTATGTTTGTATTGTTGCTTATGTTACAAGAGACGGGATTATTTTTTGGTTCATTTGGTTTATTACATTATTTCGGACATAATCGCAGTATATATAAAGTAATTTTAACAGTAGGTTGGAGGTTGACTGTAGTATTAGGAGGGTCTTTATTTACACATTTTAGAAGATTTATTACTCCATATATGGAAGATACCTTTGAAGTAATGAGGGATGAATCGGGAATAACGAGAGAATCATTAGGAGTAAAATTAAATGAAACTATGAGTGCGGTCGGAAGTTTTGTTAAAAATAAAACCGATGTACAAGTAAGACAAATTGTAGATGATAGCATAAGTGCAACTTTAGGAAGAATTAAACCAGTCGTAAATGTATCGGGAGTACTTGCGGGAATTTCAGAAAAAACGGGGGTTGTAGCAAGCGCGGCGGCATCGGGAGCAAGTGCGGTGGCATCGGGGGTCGCATCAGGTGCCGCATCCGGTGCAAGCGCTGTCGCAACTGGAGCAAGTGCGGTCGCATCGGGGGTGGCATCTGGTGCAAGTTCAGCAGCAGAAGCAGCCCGGGCCGCCGCTGCACGTGCCGCAGCAGCCGCAACAGGAAAATGGTTTGGTGGCGGCGTAATTACATTGGATTATTTCAAAGAATTCGATGATATTAATATATTAAATGGTTCGCAATTGGCAGCATTTAATAAATCAAAATTGGGTAAAATACTTGTAAATCTTCAAATACATATGGACAATACGATTGTCAATAATTTGAATAAAAATAAAGATAAAAAAATTAATAAAACTGTAGTAAATTCATTTGAAAAAATAGTAATTGGTATATTAACTCAAGGAGTACCCTATTTTGTAAAAGAAATGAATGTAGCGATACCTTTATACAAATACGTAAAAGATAATAAAGTTCAAATGAAAAATAATAACGAATACATAGATTCGCTATGTAGTATGGATATTGTTAAATTTTATGAACAAAACAAAATAAGAGGACAAAACAAAAGTAAAACACATAAGAAGGTTGTAAACACGCGTAAGCACCGTACAGTATAAAATTACCACAATAATTTGTCGGCATACCACCCACAAGAACCTTTAATTTTTCTATCACGAGTATGGCGTATTTTATATAATTTGCGTCTAGTTTTAGCAAAGTTCAGACCCTTGTTCTGTATATAAGTAGGGAAATCATTCATTCCATACGCACCTATGCTACATAACTTTTTACCTTTTTTGAATACATCTATTTTCTTTGTTTTATTGGTCGAATGTTTTATTTCAACTCCTAATTTTTTGGCTTTGTCATAAGTGTACTGTTTAATATTATATGGCATATATAATATTAAAATATAATATTATAATTCATTTCTAGTATTATACGCTGGGTCATAATGGTATGATTTATCTTGATATGTAAGATAATTTCCACTAATTTTGTGTAAATAACCTTCATCATTAAAAAACATACCGTCTTGAGTTTCAGAATGATGACGCACTGGAGGTTTAGTTGGAGGAGGAGGATACACAGGTGGTCTAGTTTGAACTTCGGCTGGTCGATTTCGTCTAGTATCACGTCTTGCTGGAGCAGGAGTTCTAGCAGCAGGAGTTCTAGCAGCAGCAGGAGTTCTAGCAGCAGCCGGTCTTTCGGCTTCTCGCATTGGTGTTTGATTTGGAAACCTAAATTGTTCTGGTGAATTACCTTGTTCTACATCATATTCTTCTTCTTCATTATATTCTTCATTGTTGCCATTGTCGAGGCGTTCTCTATTTAATTCTAAAAGTCTATTTGCATTAAATCTGGTTGTATTCGGCACTTCAAATTCATTCTCACCATATTGTTGTTCATACCCCCAGTAAGCATCATATGTACCAGCTTGTACATATATATGCATAGTATATGCGTGCCCATCACCCATATAGTCCAAATAATAAATAATATCATAAAGATCGCGTATAATACGCGAATATCTCGATTGCGGGTCTATTAATACTAATTGTCCGTATTCATTTTTTACAATACAAAAAGTATGTCCACCATCAAATTCATTATAATCATCAAAATACTCGCAAGTAGCAATTACTCCCATTTGATTATAAGGTAATACATAATGTAAGTATCCCATAATACGGGGGGTTTCCGCATTTATTCTGCGTCGATTGTATATGTGTTTTCCACGACGATTTGTGCGAATATATACATCGCGCAAATCAATAATCATATCATTCACGTGATTAAGTTCATCCGGAAAACTTTCATCTAACCATTCAACTATACTGTCCATATCTACACCAAGTCGTCTGTGTGATGCTAAATAAGTAGCTGCTTCGTGTGTTAATAATCCTAAAAAGTATAATGTAGATGGTACGCAGTCAGAATTATGGACGTCTACTCCGCATATTTCAGGTAATACGTTATAATAAAATACGTGACCGCCTCTTTGTACTTTAGATGTTTTATTTTTATTTTTATTTTTATTTTTACTTTTTTTAATAAATGGTTTTAATACTTCTCTCTGCTTTTCATTTATTTGTTGTATATTTTGTGGTTGAGTGTGGGCCAACATATCTAAATATGTTAAACTTAAAATCATTTTTTCAGGTGTCATTTTTTTGGGGGTTTTAAACATAGGCATAATTGGTTTTTTAATTAACTCTTTCATTATATTAACAATATATATTATTCATCGCTATCTGGCATACTTCGATTAATAAAATCAGCAATCATTTCCTCTGTCACACCATTTGTATTTTCTTCATCTCTCGCCAAATTATCAATCATTTCTTGTTCGGTCGGGTATCGATTTAATTCATTTTTAAAATTATGCCAAAAAGACATCATTATTTTTTGTTTAAATACATCCACTTTTTCTTTATTATTTCCAGTAAGTTCAATCATTACTTGTTGATAAATTTTCTTTTTGAATGTTTTCTCGTCTTGTTTATAAATACTATTTTTGACACTTACAAGAGAGTCACATATCTCGGGTTTAGCAAAATCTTTTATATGTTCGCCATTAATACGCAATGGTTCTATCATTTTTTTATTTTTAAGACTATCATAACGATTATTAAATTTATTATTAAATTTTTCAATAATAGTATTATCAATCATAGGACTTGACTCCATAAGACGGTCATATTCTTCGGTGGCGGAAAGAAAAAACTCGTTTACAGGGTGTCTCTCCAATGGACTTTTAGACAATTCAACCTTGATTCTTCTATAAAATTTATCCCAAGAAATACACGCAACACGATGTCCTTCATTCAATTCGTTAATTTTTAAAAATTGTTGGATAGTTGTAACAATTCCAGCAAATATATTAATTCCTCCAATAATCATTGTTGCGTAACCTCTAAAACTCAGAGGTATTTTACTTTGAGCAAAGTTAGCTGTACCTGTGAGAGTACTCATAATAATGACAGGAATAGTGTATAAATTATGTAGATATGAATATTTCTCATTACTTTTCATATGAAGCCATTTATAACACATTGATTTATCCGCCCATTCTGCAAGAACATCTTCGTGTTCGGACGTCCAATGAACGGTTTCAACCATTTTGGTCTCAGTTATATTTTTAGTGTCACTCATTATATATATAAGATAAAATATAATTTATATATAATGACGATTGAAGCAAAGTTTGAAGAGATTAAATCAATTCGTATTTTTATAAAGAACACATTTAAAGCGCTAACAGAAAAACATACTGAAATAAAAGAACAGTACAAAACCTATATTGAAGCGAACAAAAAATGCGAGTATTTGGATTCTTTTTATTTTCAAATAAAATTATTAGATTATGATTATGAAACTACGCATAAGTTATACAATTATATAGATAATCGAATATATTGTGATTATTACAAATTATTTATAATAATATACACATTTTTTAAATTAAATTTTAAAAATGAAAAATCTGAAATGATATTAAAAAATACAAAATATCCTATTTATAAAGATTTAGAACCGTACAAGGTATATGATTTTGATACAATAAATGATATACACCAAGATATAATTAGATTAATAGACTGTATTAATAAAATTATACAAACGAATGAAGAAGAAATTAAGACGCATCAAACCAAATTAACAACTGGAATAAATATTGACAATTATATACATAATTTAGAATATCATAATAATGTTGTAATAAATCACGTAAATTTATATAAAAAATATTTAACGACTTATCATAAGTATCATATTTCGTTTCTCTCTAATTTAAATAGCAAATTGAATTGTATAAATGAACAACTAGATAATGATGTAAACTTTAATAAACCTGTAAAAGATAAAAAGAACGTAGTTATTACTAAAATTTGTAAAAAGTGTTCTAAACTAGATGCGGAATATTGTAATAAATGCATTGATGATGGTGGGTATGACCGTTTTTCTGATTTAAGAAATACTATATCAAACTCAAATGACATTAATATAATAATTGATAGAGATGAATCTATAATAGAATCTGAGCCTGTACCAAAACCTGAACCTGTTCCAGAACCAATTCCTGAACCTGAACCTCAACCTGTTCCAGAACCAATTCCTGAACCTGAACCTGAACCTGTTCCAGAACCAATTCCTGAACCTGAACCTCAACCTGTTCCAGAACCAATTCCTGAACCTGAACCTCAACCTGTTCCAGAACCTCAACCTGTTCCAGAACCAATTCCTGAACCTCAACCTGTTCCAGAACCAATCCCTGAACCAATTCCTGAACCAATTCCTAAACCTGAACCTGTTCCAGAACCTGAACCTGAACCTCAACCTGAACCAATCCCTGAACCAATTCCAGAACCTGTTCCAGAACCAATTCCTGAACCTGTTCCAGAACCAATTCCTGAACCTGAATCTGAACAAATGCCAGAATCTGAACCGGAACCAATTCCTGAACCTGTTCCAGAACCAATTCCTGAACCTGAATCTGAACAAATGCCAGAATCTGAACCGGAACCAATTCCTGAACCTGAACCTGAGAAAATGCCAGAACTTGAGCCAAAAACAATACCAGAACTTGAGCTTATTCCTGTTCCTGAACCTGAACCTTTACCTGAGCTTATTCCTTTTCCAGAACCTGTTCCTGAACTATTACCAGTTGTTCCAGAGTCTTTTATTAAAGAACCAATCTTTAATATAATAACTGACCCATTAGAAAATACAATTGGGATATATAATCCAATAATTAAAGATGATAAAATCGATTCTCAATTAAAAGAAATAGAAAAAAAATTAAAAATGTCAATCCCAGTATTGTTACCGTTAACACCAATAACAGAAATAACTCACCCACATAATAAAAACAATGAATGCGAAAGTAAAAATAAAAAGAAAAAGAAAAAAAAATAAATTATATTTTTTTAAAAGTAATGTTTTTAAATGTTATATTAATACAGTTCGGATAATAATCAAAAATAAAAATAATAATAGTATCATTATCTACATTTATTTCTGTTGATACAAGTTCTTCACAATTTTTTTTAATAAACGGTGTTTTATGAAATTGAACAGGACTATGTGATTTTATAAAAGAAAAATCTATATCTTCACTACTTTTTATATTAAATGATAAATTGTGCTTTCCTTTTTTAATAGTATAACCTACCCAAGAAAATGGCATTTTCTCTGGAATTATTTTTTTAAATGTAATATCTTTATTATTTATAATTGTTTCAACACTTTTTGTATTAGAAAAATAAGTATAGTTGTCTATAATTTTGTGGTCATCTATTAGTAACCCCCTATCATAACATACTTGTTTGTTCATAGTACCATTTATGAAACGATGTTGTAAATTATTTTTTTCAGTTGTAATAAGTATATAATCGTTGTTACAATAATGTTTATCTTTTGCGTTATGATTTGTATTAACTATATTTTTTTTTATATTTGTATATATATTAATCAACTGCTTTATAATTGTATTACTTGTTCCAAACCAACCGTGGTCAATACAACCTAGATGCCAATGTTTATAATAAATAATATTATCTTCTAGTTGATTAAATAATGGTACATCGCTTATAAATTCAAAATCAGGTCGCAATAACATACAATATGAATAATTTATATTAAACTGTTTCAAATGTTCAACCGCTTGTTGATATTTATAACATATAGGTACAGAAACAGTAACCGAAGTGTGTTGTGTAAAAGGTGTAATATAAATATCTCTCATTTCTGAATCTAAATTTTCATAAAATATATCAAAATCATCTATAATAACTTGTTTTACATTAAAAAATGGAAATTTTGAATAATAATTTATTATTTTTGTTTCATTCATTATGTCATTCTCTTTATCATTTGTATCTTTATCATTGTGTCTATTTGAAGAACCTCTTTTTTTCCAAGTATATATATATAAATCAATGCTTTCATACTTAGATAAATAATGTAAATAACTATTTTTAATAAATGAGGAATCATATGTTCGCATTTGACCTACTAATAAAATACAAAACTTATTATTTTCTTTATTATTAGTCACAGGTAAACTAGTGACAGGTAAACTAGTGACAGGTAAACTAGTGACAGGTAAACTAGTGACAGGTAAACTAGTGACAGGTAAATTAGTGACAGGTAAACTAGTCACAGTCAAATCAATAAATTGTACTTCTGCGGTTACTCTACCTACACTTGCTTTATCTACACTTGCTTTATCAGAATGGTCAGCTTTTAATAAATGCGCTATCTTAATATGGGAATCATTACTATACCACCCCCTTTTATCTGGTATAGACACATCTAATACAGATTTAAAAATATATTCATAATTATAAGCTAGTTTATACATATCATATAAATTTACTGCCCGTTCGCGAATGTATGTACGATTAAATTTACCATCTAATGCGTGTTGAATCCCGTAACAATAATCCGCAAGCGTATGACAACGTATTCCAGTTTTAAATTGTTCAACTGTTTCAACCATACCTCCCACATCAGCACAAATAACAGGTGTTCCACATAATTGAGCTTCTACAGCAGCACACCCAAATGGTTCTAGATATATAGTTGGGCATAATATAGCAGTACAACTACCTAGATATTCAGAGCGTTCTTTACCGTGAATAGGTGGTTTATAAATAAGATTAGGAGTAGTATTTGTTATATAAGGAGTGGGGTTCCCTGCTCCACATAAAATAAATTCTATATTTGGAAACTTTTTTGCTATTTCTACAATTATGTGACACCCTTTAAAATTTTCAAGACGTCCTAGAAACCCAATCCTTTTTGGATTAGGCTTTAATGAAAGTTTATACTCATTTGTATTAAATGAGTGTGGAACTACAAACCAATAATTATTAGGACTTTGTTTTTCCATACCTAAATCGTGTGATAGCCACGCGTGTGATTCAAAAATTCTATAATTTAAATAAGAACCAGAATAGCCAATCCCAAATTCAATTATAGTATAATTACAATCTTTTATAGAATTTTCATACATTCTTGACAATGGGATACATACGATGTCGGTTTGATTACTCCTATAATTTTCTTTTAGTTTACTGCGTAATAGTTCATTAAATTTGATTGATAATGGAGATGACCAATTTGAATGATGATTTAGAATTACTGTATTATCATTATTTTTTTTTACTGCTTCTTCGTAAGATAAAGCAGGCTCTAGAAAAATTAAAGATTCTATTCTTATTTTTTCCCATTCATCTTTAGTCATAAGTTGTATATCTTTATTTGCTCCAGATTCTGAGGTTTCAATTCCATAATGAAAAACTTCAAAACCACGAGAACGCATCATAGGGGCGAATCGTTTTACTTTACCAGTAAATGCGTCGTGACTATACTCATCCCGAGTAATAGTATATGGAATAGCAGGAATATGAAGACGTATATTATTATTTGTATTTGTATCTGTCATATAAAATAATAATATACCGAATGTTTAAATTATTAACTAACATAATATTTAATAATTTAATCTAAATTATTTGTCTTTAAATAAAATTGAAATCAAAATAATAATATTTTTATTAAATAACAAATAAAAAATGGACCACCCTATTGAATATCCCTCATTTTCTGACATATATGACTATACGTCTGATGATGATTACATTCTAACTGAGAACACAATTGTCTATTACATTTGGAATAATATGTACGACTTAAAACATCATATAAATCACGAATACATTAATGACGACCCTATTACAGTAGAGCAATCCGATAATATTATGAGATTTCTTTATGAAATTTCATAATTAAATGTCATAATAATGAATTATGCAGCATTTTGTAAAACATTATATTTTGTAGCTATTTTTCTTGCGTGTAAATTCATTGCTTCTCTTTCTTTTTGTTTAATTTTCTCTCTAAGTTTAAGGTCTTTCGTTTTTTGTAAACGAGCAAACTGAAGTCTTTTATGTTTTTTCAAATCAAATGCTTCATTTGGTGAATTTTTTAAATTATCATTTAAGGCTCTAAAATTTTTGCGAGATTTTGGTTTCAATAACAATGGTCGAACTTTTCCAGTAATAAGTTTTTTTGGTTTTTTAACTACTTTAGGTGATAAATTAGATGGTTCATCATTAAATACTTCATTAGGTGATTCAAACAATTTCTTCATTTCTGAATTTGATAATTTAGGTTCTGGAGGACTTGGGTTAGAGCTATTTCCAAAAAGTCTTCTCATTATACCTTGTTGATTTTTATTTCTATTTTGTAATTTTTTACCTACATTCAAGCCTCTATCATAATTATACTCTAATCCTTTATTGTCTGGAGAATGTGCTCGTTTACCAATCCTCCTTAAAGTTTTTCTACAAATGTATTTCTCATTACGAACCCATCCAGGCTTACACTTTTTTACATATCTACAAGTAGATTGTTTTAATTCTTTGCCTATAGTACAATCCCCCATATAATAATATAAAATATTATATTTATTATATATGGCAACATTAAAATTTAAAAAAAATGCTGAAAGTAGATATCCTCAATTTCCAAAATTAAAAGATTTTTTTACAAAATTTATTAGTAGTTTAACTGGAGCAGACCCAAATGAACGAATGATATATGGAATAAAAAGAGATGCTATTGAAAGGAATAATTCTCGTGAGGTAGATGTGACCGGTAATTGTTTATTAGAAACTTTATTTTATTTAACAGACCCAAATAGGTGTGATGGTCTAAGTGAAGAAGATTGTAAAACCGAAAAGGATACATTTAGCAAAGAAAAACGAAAAGAACTCGTTGAAAAATTTAATGAAGTGAATAAAGACCCAGAAAAAGATACAATTGATACATTTTCATTAAAAAAAATAGTAAAATCATCTACTTATTTAGGCCCAGAATCATTAAAATTATTTGCGTTAATGTTTAATTGTAATTTTTTAATATTTGTAGTATTACCTGGCGATATTGCGGTTAATTATTATTGTAATACAAACCCATCAAGAGGAAATACGTATGTGTTACTATTAAAAGGAGCGACTGGACAACATTTTATACCATTAATAAGAAAAATGGACCCAAGCCCATCTGTTTTAAAAGCATTAACCCGCGTTTCATTTACATTATTCGAAGGACAAGACCAAATAAGAGATGATTATCGATTAAAAGCAAATATGGGTGTGTTTAAACGCGGAGAATTGGAAGATACATCTAGAATATTAGAGCTTACTTGTGGGTTAGATGAATTAACAAGTAAATTAAATAAGTATATGCCTAAATCGGGTGTTGAACCTGATACAAAAAAAGCGCAACGCGCACAATCGGCGAATTTACAGGTTTCGTCTATTGTTGAGCCACCCTTACTTGTTGAGCCACCATTGCCCGAGCCATCTTTACCTCAGCCACCTTTACCTCCATCTTTATCTAAAAAAAGTTCTTCAAAATCGGCTGCTAAAACCAAAAAAAAGGTAGTAGACGCACCAAAAGTAGAGCCACAAAAAGTAGAGCCACCTAAACCGCCCTCACCCAAAAAAATCCCTCAAAGTAATTCAAAAAATAAACAAAAAAATCAAATTGAACCAGCGAATTTAAATCGACCTTCATTAGGAGTGTATTTACCAAATTCAAAATTAAATGATAACTCAAATTCTAATAATTTTGAATTAAGATGGAAATTACAAGGTAAAGGACAGACTAGAAAAGAATTTAGAAATAGAAAATAATTAAGTTAAAATTTATATTCATTTTTGTATACTTTGTTTTTACCACTTTGTTTTTTTTACATTAATTTTTTGAACTGTTTTTCTGTATTGTTCTGGATTATAAGGAGTTTCTTCTTCATCATCACCTATTGATTTTGACATTTCCCAAAATTCTTTTGACCCCAACTTAAAGTCGTGCCTTATATCGGAATTAGCTTTATACCAAAAAATCTGGTCGCTCAATTTATTTGATTTAACATTGTTGTCAATGACAAGACATTCGAAATTTTCAGTACATTGGTCCATAACTTGACAAAATGATTCAAATGTAGGAAACATTCCCGCGTAATTTTCATAAATGCGTTTACGATTGGCAATATAAGGCTCGCGCAAAATAAAGACGTAATCGATATTTGTTCTTAATGTAGGAGGTATTCCTAAAGGATACTGCATTGTAATGATTAAAAATACTTTCCAATGGCGGCCGTTCATAAATAATAACCTCATCATTTTATCTCTCGACCAAGTATTATCATAAAGACAATCGTCTAATATTACGAATGTGCGTGGGTCTATCTTCGATACTTTGTACAATTGAATTTGTTTATTCACCTCTTTGATTACTGTTTTTTGTCTTTTTAAAATATTTTCAATAATACTCGTGTTATATTCGTCGTGTATGAACAATTTGGGTACGTGGGCAGAATAAAACCCATTCCCTGCTTCAGTCCCCGATATAACAGTCCCAATCGGAATATCGCGATGATGATACAATAAATCTCGAACTAAGAAACTTTTTCCTGTATCACGCCGACCAATTAACACCACAACGGGACCTTTACTTTCTTCTTTTAAAAATGTAATACGTTTCATATCAAATTTTTTCAATTCTAACGTCATATATATATAATATAAACTCAAATATAAGACTTGACTTTAAACGCAGTTATAAGAGCTACCATAAATAAGATAAAGATATATAATATACTAATATAGTATGAATTGTTTGCTCCGCCAATATGGAGCAATATCTGAAAAAACACTTGATTATATAAATCCGAATAATGCCATCAAACAAACTTGCTATGTTTGTCCGGATTGTAATCAAAAATTAATATTTAAAAAAGGACTCGTAAAATCACCTTATTTTTCTCATAAAAAAATATGTATCAAGAAAAATCAATCACTTATAAATGAATTAAAGACTGTAATTAAAAAGAATATTATAATCAATCGTTTATGTGTACAATGTAATGAAAGTATTATATATGAAATAGAAGCACCCAATGAACAAAGCAAAATCATACAACAGGGTACTTCCTTATTTTATATAGAAAATAATAAAGTCATATGTACATTTGAAACAGGTATATTAATCCACTCAGAGCCGTGGTTTAAAATAAATGAAATCGATGACACATTAATATGTACGAGAGAGATATCTTGCGATTCTTGTTTAAAAGGCGAAGTATTTTTTAATCAAAGAGGAGCCGGTTGTGGAAAAACGTATGAAAGCGTTCAATTATTGAATAACCCCAAATTTATAAATAAAAAAACACTTTTGTTTTTAACAAAAATGCATTCGGCCAAAGAAGTTATTTACAATGAAATTAAACAACAATATGATTCGAAATTATTATACAAATACAAATTAGTAAGCGAAACACTTGGAAAACAATACAAAATAGTGTTTGATAGAAACGGTTTTGAAATTATCGTGATTATAGGTACAATCGATTCTTTTACACATTACATAGTAGACAAAAAGAGAGAAATAAATAATGAAGATTATTATAACAATGTAATATACGAGATAAAAGACGGTTACATCACAAATGAGTTAAAGTATTGTGGCGAAATGATTGAAATGAACAACAATACATTGATTATAATCGACGAAGCTCAAGATTTGGGAAACCACTATATGGAAGCATTTGTAAGTATAAGTAATAAGACCAAAATGGACTTGTATATGATTGGGGATAAACTTCAAAGTATTTGGGGAGATAAAAATATATATACGTGTATTGACCAGGCCGACGCAAAAATAAATAAAACAACAGGCATCAATCAAGTAATGCGTTTTCATAATGAACAATTTAAAAAGTTTGTGAATACAATTATTCCTTATTCAAAATATAATTTACCAGAAGTAATCAAAATATGCGATAAACCTTGTAAATATATTCACGAAGATATTAAACCGTACACCATATTCAATGTCGACCCTTATTATAAAACAAATTTAGAAGATATGTATAGTGTGATTCATAAAATAATTCATTATATGGAAATAGAGATTGATAAATATAATTACTTGCCTAATAATTTTATGTTTATATTTCCAATTCTCTCTAAAAATAATTTCGCTGTTATTTTGGAATTAGAGATTCAACGGTTTTGGGAAGGTAGAATAAATAGCATCGATGAATATGGAGAGAAAATGAAATGGGTTTATTTACATAAAGCAGAACAAGGCAAAACAATACAATTAAATGATTCAGAACACGCCACAAGAATTCTATCAATCCATACATCAAAAGGAGCAGGAAGAGAAGTCGTATTTTTATTAGGAGTCACCGAGCATTCATTGAATATTTTTAGTAAAAAAACGGGAAATATTGTGTACGATTCATTACTTCACGTGGCAATTACACGACAGAAGAAATCAATCTATGTGGGTATAGAAAATAACAATGATGATATATGTCGCCGATTCAAATTATTAAATTAAATTCAGCTTATTTCAACATAAAAATAAACCAATAATATTGTTATGTTGAAACAACTCGTATATGACGATGTAAAAATATATGAAAAACAAATCGATGAAGATACTAGAAAAGCTGGATACAACATAGGAGATTTGTTAAATATGCCTTTTTTAGATAATACTTGGAATAGAACACCTCATCACGATATGGACTTGTTAAAACGAATGAATTTGATAGGAAAAAATTATAAAGGGTCGATTTTAAACTATTATTGTGACCATAGAAAGGAATCTGACCCAGTTCCAAATATAAACTTAATAGTGGAATCTGTCACATATTATAATGAAATAAATAAGCATAAATATGAAGATGTTTTGAATATAGTAAAAGATAAGGATACGTTATGTGTACACGTTCGAAGTGGAGATTTAATGACTGAATTGGGATTTATAAATAAAATCGAGGAAATGTCTTATAAATTTAAAAGAATTGTATTATTATCGGGAGTACACGGAGATGAACATTTTGCGGGTCATCATAATAAAAAAACAAGATTTGTAATGACAATTAATGATATATTAAATAAAAATAAAAATGATAGTTATATTTATTTAAATGAGCCTGATGTTCATTTAATGATTATGATGAACGCATCTAATTTACTGTTACACAAGGGAGGTTTTTCGTGCTTGGGCTCTGTAATTTCAACAGGACGATTATTTATAACTAATATGTTTTACCATCATTGTAAAGATAATTGGAAAAAACACGTGAACAAACCATATATAATGATTTAAAGTTTAAACCCCTGTTCTACTTGTTTAATAATAATTTTTAAATTATCCAACATAATTCTTAAATCTTCTTTTTTATCTTCGTCTTTTACTTTTTTGTATAGTTTTACCATACAGTCGTATGTTCTATACATATCTTTTTTATATATTTTAACTCTATTATTCAATTTTTTAGATTTATTTATAGTAGCATTACTTAATCCATCAAGTATGGTATAATATCCTGATACTACTGAACCATATGTATAATCTTTATCACATTTTTCTTTTTTAGGATTACTATTATTTTTCATTGTTTTAGATTTCTTTGTATTAGATTTCTTTGTTTTAGACATTATATATAAGATATATATTTTTATAAAAAAATTAAAAATCTTTTTCCACGTGTTGAATAAGAACTTCTAAATTATTTAACATAATTCTTAAATCTTCTTTTTTATCAACATCTTTAATTTGTTTATGTTTTTTAGTCATACAATCTTTTAATCTATATAAAGAATCTTTATATAAATCAACTTTATCATCTATGTTGTGCTGTTTGGATAATACCATCCACCCTAATTTTTCAAATAAACCTTTGTACCACTCGTGTATACCTGTATATGTTATTTCCATTCGACAATTTTTCTTTGTTTTAGACATATATATTTAGTTAGTATTTAATACTTTAATAATTTGTATTTTGTTTAGTTTAAATTTACCAAGTTTTTTATATTTCAATTTAATATGGAAATTTGTGATATGCCTTTTGATATTAATGAAATAACATTTTATAACCCATTACAAAATGCTGTGTCTGTGTTCCCCGATAAAAAAGTAAAAGAATACACAGAGAGAGTTTCTTATAATAAATTCAAATTTACGGATATTAACGGAAATGTTAAAACGTGCTTTAAAAAATTCATTACTTTAGTGGATTATGTAAAATACTTAATTGGCAAATACAAGCCAGATGAAATAAATCAATTGCCTAACAAAGAAAGTGTCATTAATACAAGCCAGTTTCAAGAATATATACATTCAGTTAATAATTACGCATATGTAGATGGCTTTTTTTATTATTTAACATCGAAATTATTAAATGCTGGATTTGTACACGGATTAGAATTTTACGATAATTATGTATGTTTATCCAAAAAATGTGAAATTAATATTACCGATGATTTTGAATACTTGTGTGATTCTAAATTTTTTAATGAAAATATGAATAGTTTATTTCATTTTAAAGATGAAAAATTTAATTCAATGTTCAAAAAGAATGAATTAATAAATATTTCTGATGAAATGGTTGATATTGTAGCAGATGAATTGGATGATTTCGAATTAGATACAAGCGCTAAAAATATTGAATCAAATGATATTGAGATATGTGATAAGGAAATGAGTGACAAGGAAATGGATGACAATGATAGCGAATCGACAAATAAAGATAGTGATTCAACCAATAGATTAAGTGAATCAAATTCAAGCGACAATGGGTCAGACCATTCTACAGTAGATAATTCAGATTCAGAATCCGAAGAAAATGGGTCGCATCATTCAAATGAAACTGAAGAATGGGAAACAGATGAAGATAATTCAACAGACAACTCTGAAACCAAAACTGAATCAGGCTCTGAATCAGGCTCTGAATCAGATTCAGAAAATTTGTTATTAGTGATTAATAAAATACCTACAAATGTAATTGCTATTGAATGTTGTGAATCCACTTTTGATTCTATTTTAGAAAATAGTGAAATTAGAATTGAGGAATTGGAAAGCGCAATGTTTCAAGTCATCGCAATGTTATACTTATATCAACAAGCATTCAAATTCACACACAATGATTTACATACAAACAACATTATGTATGTCTTTACTACGAAAGAATTTTTACATTATAAAATACTTGGCAAATATTACAAAATCCCCACTTATGGAAAAATATACAAAATAATTGACTTTGGGAGAGCAATTTATACTGTAAACAACACGCTTTTGTGTAGTGACAGTTTCTCAGCAAATGGCACCGCTCATACTCAATATAATTGCGAACCATTTTATAATCCAGCCAAACCTATTATTGAGCCAAATTACAGTTTTGACTTGTGTAGGTTGGCGTGCTCTATGATTGATTTCATTATAGATGATTTTAAATGCATTGAGTCTTATAAAAAGGTTCCTGTATATGATTTAATTATATCTTGGTTGTATGATGATAATGGAGTAAATGTTTTGTACAAAAAGAATGGAGAAGAAAGATACCCCGAATTCAAACTTTATAAAATGATTGCGAGAATAGTACATAATCATACACCCGAGAAGCAGTTCAGTCACGTCTGTTTTAAATCATATGAAACAGATGTACTTGAGGATTGTATGGATTTAGATGAAATTAAAAGGCAGGTTCATTTGTAAATACTTGAGTCTTGATTCGTGATTTATTAAAATAATGGTCTTTAGCGAATAAAATCAGCCCTACAATAATTGTGACATACACACTATCTTTCATAACATCTTTTTCACTCGTTTCAGTAACTTTATTTCTTTTATTCATTATTAATTTAAAAATAAAGAACACAATGCCAGATAACAAAGCAATATATATATATTCAGTCATTAAAATATATATATTGTTTAATTCATTTAATTGAACGAAATATTATAGTTCTTCAAATGCGAGGTCTACTTTATCACCTTTTTTAGATGGGTCTAAATCTAAATCCTCAAAGTCGAAATTATTCAATGGAACGTTTTCACCAATACTTATAATGTCTGAATCATCTTTCTCAGATTCAAAAGTTAATATGGAATTCTTTTCAGCAAACTCAACCTTGTTATGAGGCTCCATAATTTTGTTTAAATTCGAATTTAATTCATTCAATTCATTAAAATTATTGGTTGGTTTTGGTCGTTCCATCGCCCTATTATCCATCACCCTAGGTTCCATACTTCTAGGTTCCATTAATTTAGGCTCTACCATTTTGGGCTCCATTATCTTCTCCTCCTTTATAATTTCTATTTCTTGTGTTTCATCAATGTATTGTCTTAATAATGTTTCAATTGGAATTCTGTCACGAATCGTGTTCATAATACAAGTTTGTACGATTAATTCAAACTCTCTATTTCTTTTTTGTTGCTCTAAAGGAGCAATGTCGATTTCAAATAAATAGATAGAAGAATATAATTTACGAGCAATATTGATATATACTTGATGTAAAAATGTGCTAAACTCGGGTATGTCAATCTTTACTTTTTTAGTTTCACTTCCTACACGAACGCAACTTAGGATTTTTAATTGAACGATGTGAACACACGTTAATATATCTTCTAAATAAGAACAGTTACATAATTTGACAATTCTTTCGTGTTCGTCTTTAATCATTGTTTGATTCCATTTGGGTATTCTAGCAAGTAGGTTTTGATACGTCATTAAATACTTTTCAATCTCGTCGTTTTCTTGACATAAACGAACCGATTCGTTAAAAATAGACCTAAATCCATCAATGATATGTGGGGTAATATAATTGATTAGTAAAATAGACCATTCATTTTTTGAATCACTTAATACATTTGACGTATAATCATCCATATATATTTTTTAAGTTAAAAGAATAATGGGTTAAAAACGCATATTAATTTATCGGCGTCTGGATTGTTTACGTCTAGACTGTTGGCGGCTCTTAGAACGGCGATTCCCGCGGGACTTTCGGCGGCGACGACCACCTACAGAAGCTATATTTTCTTGTGCGCTTGGTTCTGGTGTAGCAGTTACTGGTTTATATCTTGGTGTTCCGGTTGAGTTAGTTGATTGAGTATACAATGCGGTATTATCTATATCAGCTTGTGAAACACCAGCATTTAACAATTCTTCTGCTGTCTGTCCCAATAATGCGTTTGCTGCGTTGTCCCCCCCACTGTAACGCGACTTCCGTTTATTCATCTTTCGTTTTGTCATTCTAACTTTACGAGTGTTCATATATATAATCATAATATTTTATTCTAAATATAAATCTTTCCATCAAAAAAATGTTTATTCTGATTTACTAAATCGGTTACTACTTTTAGAACGAGAACTCTTACTATGAGATTTTGATTTTTTATGAGTTGAACGTCTGCGACCATTTGTGTTTATCATTGCTCGAGTTTGACTTTCACGTCTATTTAATTCGACTCTTCTTATTTCAGCAGAAGCATTTTTCGCAGCATTAACTTCTGTAAAAAAACGATTGGCATTTTGATTTAAGTGTTCGTCTAATTCAGTATTTGGATTATTCACTAAAGAAAACGCGACATTTTTAGGTTTAATTAAATCTTTTGTATCATCTATTCTTTTTTGTAATTTAGATGATATATTTACGTGTTCAAGATTGAGATTAATTGATGTATTCAACAAATAACTGTGAGCTTGAGTTAATTTTCTTACTAAATCTTTCATTTCATCATCATTATGTAAAGTAATTGCGGGAATGTACATCTCATTTATATTTCGTACTATCGTCGCGGCAATACCAACAGGTTTATTTTTATTATGAATTTCAATCACAATATCTTCAAAAATATCTTTAATTTGTCTAATTGCTTTTTTTACAATACCCATATTATTCTTATCTCTAAAGTCGAGAGTACTTTTAGCACCGCCTTTGTAATCAGTAAGATGTACCCTCTTTATCTTTTGTCTTTGCCTTTGTTTTCTTGTATAAGCCATATATATAAGCATATATTAATTAATAACAATTAGTTTATTCCAAAAGCATAATAAATAGAAAATGATTAATGTTTCATTCCGCAGTTCTTTACAAATTGTTTCATAATGAAATTTAATTTGAATATAATCTAGTTTATTCATTTTTTTCATTTGTTTAAGAACCATATCACCATATACCCCATTATTATACAACTCTTCAGATAATACCATTAACTCGTCAATATTTTTTTTCTCAATATCAATAGTAATATTTGGAATAGCCCTTTTTTTGTTTACGGATGGAATATACATATGAATAAAGCGAGAGCAGATTGGATTAAGTAATTTATCTTTATTCGAAGTTACAATAAAAAAACGAGTATTTTTACTATAAATCTCAATACATCGACGTAAAGAATATTGTGCATCAATAGTTAAATTGTCTGCATCATATAAAATAATGCTCTTGAAACATACAGGATTGGCGTATTGTTTAGCAAATTCTTTAATATCATCTCGAATCATCTTAATACCTTTACAGGTAGCGCATTGAATAAACATACAGTATTGTTTCTTTAATTCATACGAATAAATATGGTTTAAAATTTTATTTAAAATCTTACGTTTCCCAATATTAGAATCGCCATAAATTAAAATATGAGGAATATTGTGGTGTTCGTCATATGTTTTAATAATAGAGTCTACTTGAGACATTATTATTAAATGAATTTAATATCTAAATATTTTTAATTGTATATAATAAATGGAATTTAGTATAATTAAAATGAAAAAACAAGCAATAACACAAGATATTGTGGAGGAGGCGTTACGAATATGTTATGACAATATTTCTTTTTCAACATTCCCATATATCGTTTATGGTCTAGATTCATCTAAAAAAACATTACAACGATACAACTCGGGAAATTGTATTGCTCTAAGTTTGTTTTTAAAAACTTATTTTAAAAATCTAGGTATAGTGAGTTATTTGATACCGGCAAGTGTACCTAAAGTACATATGGTGCCTGGCGTAAATCACATATGCCACGTGTCTTTATTAATTCCATATGACAAAGATAGATATTTCATAGTAGACCCAGCTTTTCATTTTTTAGAGCCCTTAAACTGCATTGAAAGTAAAAATGAAAATTATGAGCGAGAGATAAAGACGATGAATATTCACAACGATACAATATCAACTATAAAATATGTATTGACCGAGCCGAATGAGCACAACCAATACACTAAAAAGCAATGTACGTGTTTATTTACAGATAAAATGGATGACCCGTGGTATTATTATATAAATGAAGTTAAATTGGAAGACGCAGACAAATATATTGGAGCTGTATTTATGGATAAAAAACCTGAACCCTTTATAGTAAAAACTGTATTTGATTACGAGACACAAACTATACAAAAACTATTTCATATAAAACGAATGACACCAGATACGTGTGTAATTATTAAAAATAATAAAGAAGTATATAGTGGAAATATAAAAAATATACCAATAAAATTATTAAATGAAATATATACAAAATTATTTAAATATTTTAAAAAGGGTATATTTACATAACAATTCGTGTAACATTATTTATAAGAGACATCATATTATATTGTTGTCTATTTTGATGTTGTTTATATTGAGATTCCGTATAAGGAAATATATAAGATTCATAAATTTGTTTTACGAAGAAGAATGATATTTGGTCTTGTATTCCGCATTCTTGAATATGCTGATACCAAGTTTCATTGATTGAATTAATTTTTTCGTGTTTCATATTTCTTATTATAAAATTACAAGTACAATGTGTGGGAGTAGTTTCGCTCAACCCATTATCCAGCTGTGATTTAATATATTGTCTATATTGGTCACTTTGTATTCTGTATCTCTCTTGTAACATACTTTCTTTAAATTCATTCCATACACTTTCGTGTACAAATTGATGAACTCTTAATAACAGAGCATAATTTTGTTGAATAAAATAATTATTAATATATCGTTCCACGAAATCTATATCTATATGAATTAGTTTGTTATCTAAATAACATAAATAAGAATGTGATTGTAAAACATCGTTTTTATGTGGTAGTACTTTGATATCTTTACCATCCATACAGCTGGCTATCAAGTTTTCATTAATAGGTTTATTATCAAAAATGGGAATCCAATTAGAGTTTTTTAATAGATTGAACATATTCATATTATTTGTAAAATAATAGCATTTATATTTCAAAGTTGGAATTTCTGGAATATAAAATGCAGGATTGTTGTTAGAACCATAGAAATAAGTATAAAAAGCAAGGTCCATTTATATTTATTTTATAATTGAATTTTTAAGTAAAAACAAATTATAATCATTATATTAATCATTTATAATTCCTTTTTCTAATTTGTCTATATTATAATTAATTCTGTCTAAATAATTTTGAAGTTCTTGTTGTGCGTATTCATTCTTTTTCATAGTTTCTAATAATAAATCGCGCTGTTTTCTCATACATTCTAATTCTATTTGTACGAATTGTTCGCGTAAATTATCCATATCCATATATAGTTGTAATATATTTATTCATTCATACATTTCGTACATTTACACATAAACCCATATCTCTCTAATAGTATTTGTTGTCTTTCCTTTTTAGGAAGACGATAATCTATATATGAATCAAATAATTCATCATTCTTTTGAATAGGTTTTTTAATTTTAAACACTAATTCTTTTCCAACTACGTCATATTTTATGTTTGGGTCACAACTATGATTCATACGAGTTGCTATAAAACAAATACCCGGAGTATTATGAAACGTAAACATATTGCGTTTAAGTTTCATATAATATAAAATCATATCTGATTTGGATAAATAGGGTAAATACAATTTATGGAAATATTTTATATCTTCATATGAAACACAACCAACATCTGTAGTACAGTTTATTTTTTGTGGAACTAACGATAAAAACTTTTTAACGTATTGTTTATCAGATAAAAATTTATCGATTAGCTTAAATACATATGAAGGGTCATCCTCATTTACACTTTGGGATAAATAATAAGGTTTCTCTTTTAAAATAATAGTTCCAACAGGAATATCTACATTAGCAAATGTACCCATTCCATAATTAGATGGTTTATGTGCAAAATATTTTGTTGAAACATTCGTTTGAGTAATATTTTTTCGACTATTTTTTTTAGTAACTTTTCTTTTTTGTGTATATTGTTTAGCCATATATATATATTTACGCAACACTATTTAATGATTTGGTATAAGGGTTTGCCTTAAACGCTTTTAATAAGTCCGCTTGTAAATACTCGTCCGCATTATTTCTATAATCTTGTTTGCGTGTTGTGTTTTCTCCCATATGGTCCATTTGGGGAATAGATGGAATGTATGAATTGGTGCGTCTATCCGTATTACATTGTTCAGGTTTACTTATATTTACATTCATTACATTATTAAATACATTTGTGTTACCCATATTCATTCTATTCTCAGATGGTTTTTCAAATGAACGTTGATTGTATTCTGCTTGATAAGATTTTCCTCCAGGTAATCCTTTAGCAACACCCACATTCGTTTGGGATGTGCTCTCTCTTTGTGTTCCAATTAAATAAGGATTTGCTGTAATATATCCATCAGAAGTTTGCCGATTTACCTGTAAATAATTTAAACCAACTCGGTCAACTTGCATTTGTCTGTTTGTGGGTGCGGGAGAAACATCATTTAATACAGTTGGCCTTGTAATACCGCTAAGATTTCCGCTTTGTTTATTTTCAATAAAATTAGTTTTTTTAGTATGTTTTAATCCATTTACGATAGGATTTACAACATTCGCCATAAACACACCTCCAGCAGTTCCAAAATAATCATTGTTCGTATCTCTATTATTACTATAAGATTTAAAACCAGTTTTTCCATAATTTTGTTCGGTTGTAGGATATACTTGGTTAGATGTTAAATTTAAATAAGGGTTTGTATTTAATTGTTGTTTGTGGGGCTCAACATATTTTCCAGCAACATATCCAGCATTATCAGATGCTCTAGTACCGTAATAAGATACACTTGTATGTTCTCGGTTCTCATCTGTGAGCATCTGTTCAGCGGTTTGAGTAGGTTTAAGATTACCTAATGGAGCGCCCATACCATTCGTACCATTTACGTGGTATTTGTCTGGACCTTTAATGATAACTTTACCAAGAGGCGCTTGTTCGCCCATTTTAAATGCGGGGGCAACATAATTTAGCTCATAATTAGATTTAGGATTATTTTCAACTCTCAATTCGTCAACTTTTTTAGGCATCCATTTATCTCTGTTTTCAACAGCACTATTAAATCCAGTTGTACCAGGAGCTTCACGTACTTGTTCCCAAGGTGTTGTGTTGGCAAACCTCTGTGATTGTACTACTCTGGATTGAATAAAGTCGCTTTGATTTTGGTTACCATATACATTCTGTGCGTTTTCGTGAGGTTTGAATAAAGAGGAAATTTCAGTTTTTTCAATTACATTTGAACCTGACCCTGTATACACATCTAGTTTACTTTCATTTCTGTTAAAATCAGGTTGAGAGAACTGTCCGTTCGATTTATTATTATAAAACAAATTCATATTGTTATGTTGTACTTTATCCATTTGCTCACCAGTAAGAGATGTGAAGCCACTACTTTTTAAAGGGCGTCCTATATATTTATCTTGGTATTGACTATAAACACCTTGATTGTTTGTTTGAAGTGAAGTATAATCCATATTATTTTTTACTTCTTCATTACTATCATCAGACTGTTTATAATCAGCGGGTGAATCTTTAAAGTTCTCTTTCTTTTTATCATTTGACACTAAATATAAAACTCCTGCTATAACAAGAGGTATTGCGATTTGAGCCATTATTATATACTATTATTTTTTTAAATAATAATCTTTTTCTAAATTTCGAGT